GCAGGTGCAAACCCAATGGACACATCAGGAGCAGGTGGTGGAACTATAGGTGTAGGACAAGCACCGACACCACAAGAACAAGGATTTAGTGGTAATGCAGGACAAGGAGCACCTCAGCAAGCTCAAGGGGCTGGTCAGCAACCAAGCCCAATGGTCTAGGTTTGAAGCATACTTAGATACAATTATTAATCAACAGCATCGTGTTATGGAGCAAACAAATGAAGTTCCTGCTATACACAGAGCACAAGGTGCTATTTATCAGTTACGTAGGCTAAAGCTATTACGAGATGAAGTATTAAAAAATGGCTAAAGTAGGAAAGAAAACAGGTAAACAAACACAAGCAGGTCGTGATGTATACGAAACACCTGAAGGTGAGATGGTATCTGAAAAATCTACAACCTTTGAGTATAAAGGTAAATGGATTAATATTCCTACTATACATGGCGGTAAACAATACTCTGAAGATCAATTAGTAGAAATGTTAGACGAAGGTTTGATAGAGCCTACTAGTGTGCATGACGAATTAGAAGACGCTATTAATGCTGCAAAAGAACGTAGTGAATCTCTTGAATTTAATAAAGGTGGAACTCCCATGATGGATGAACAAATGGAACTTTTTGAAGAAGGTGGCCTTAAAGAAGAGGGTGGCATGGTAGATGAGGAATCAGGAAACGATGTTCCTACAGGCAGTACTAAAGAAGAAGTACGAGATGATATTCCTGCTATGCTAAGTGAAGGAGAGTTTGTTTTTCCTGCTGATGTTGTACGTTATCATGGTTTAGAAAAACTAATGGAACTTCGACAAGAAGCTAAAATGGGCATAAAGAAAATGGAAGCTATGGGTCAGATGGGAAATGCTGACGAAGCTACACTGCCTGATGATATTCCATTTACTGTGGATGATCTTATTATTGTCGCAGAACCTATGGAAGCAGAAGATAATAAAGAGCCTAAAGAAAAAGCACATGGCGGTGTATTACATGCGGCACAAGGTACATATGTACAGCCAACTATAAACAGTGGTATTGTAGGTTATCAACCTTCTATTTATTCACAGCCTCCTGTGTATCAACCACCTTCGTTTAATCCCCCTGTATATCAGCCTCCTAGTTCTATAGTTCCTGTACAACCGCCTATGACTGCAGGGTACTCGCCTTTGTATCAACCCACACCTACTCCTCAAGTAGCACCTAAGTTTGAAGCAGACGCAAAAGAATTTGCTCAAGTTGATCCTGATGCGTATAAAGACATAACCAAAGATACCACAGAACCAGAAGAAGAAGTAACCGAACCTACAGTAGAAACAACACAAGTTACTCGACAAGCCACAGATGATGATAGTGGAATAGTAAGCAAAACTAAAATGCAGTCTTTAGTCAGGGATACAAATACTGCTGCTAGTAAAGCCCGTAAAGACTTTTTAAATAAAGAATCATATACTTCGTCAGAATATGAACAGTTAAAAAACATGTGGGTTGACACTAAACAAGGACAAATGGCTTCTGCTGGTTTAGGGGTAATGTCTGGTGGCATAGGTTTATTAGGCGGTTTAGCCGCACGAAATGAACAAAAGAAAGTAGAGAAAGCATTACTTAAGGCTAATAAAAACTATAAAGAAGAAGATTGGTATAAAGACTATTCTGTAAAAGACACACTTGGTGCATTTAAAGAAGATGTAACAGAGGGGCTTAAACAAACTTTTACTAAAGAAGGCCGTAAAGAATTTTATCAAGACTATCAAGGCACATACAATCCTAGTGATTTATTTAGTAGTGGTGCTACATCACAAAAATACACAGTTGCAGATAGTAATGATTTAAAAGAAGGCACTAGTATGCCTAAAGCAACAGGGCATTTAACGGTTAGGGAACAACAATCTTTTGACAATGCTGTAAATAGTGGAGACTCTTCGGTTGCACAACACTATGCAATTATAGCAAATCGTAACGCAAAACTAGATGCATATGCTAAGGGCGAACCTGTTTCAGGTTTAAGTAAATATGACATAGCAGAAGCAAATAAATTTGGTGGCAGTCTTACTACAGCAATTAATGAGGGTCGTGCTGTTGCAAATAAGAATCCTTTTAAACCTGCTCGTAAGGTAACAGAATCCGAACCTGCAGGATCAAATGATTCCGATAAAACAGATGCAAGTTGCGTAATTGCAACGCATGGTGTAGCCAATGGTGGTTTTAGTTTAATGGAAAAAGCTAAAGCTGAACTATGGTGTGAACGTACATATCATGGTAAATGGTATGGTGAAGCATTTAGACGTGGCTATCGTTATGCGGGACGTAAAGCAATTGAACAAGGCAAAGCGGCAGAACACTACCAAGAGTTTAAAGACTTTGTGTCTTATGGTCGTGGACTAAAAAAAGATTGGAAAAGTGCTGTAAATTATTATAAACGTACTATACAGTTCTTTTTAACTGGACTATTTGTTAGAGAGGATGTATAATGGAAAACGAATTAGCAACATACTTCGACATAGTAATTGACAACTATCAAATGCTAGAAGAAGAAGAAAAAAATATTCTTCGTGAAATAGAGGGCACACCACAAGCAACAGTACTTCGTAAAGTTCTTGGCCCTGAAGTTGGAGATGCTTTTAATTTTAATCAACCAGAACAACAACCAGACGAAACAGAAAGAATGCTCATGCCTGAACCTGCTCAAGAAACAGATCAGCTTGAGATGGCTGTGTAGTAGCAACACATTAACTAGCTACATAAGACTAGCTACCCATCCCCCTACCAACAGGCTACGGTGGCCCTAGTGAAAGGACATATAATGTCAGAAAATATGGAAGTAATGGCTTCAGAAGTTGAAGCACCAAAGAAAGTAGCATTTGCAAATAAAAAGTATTCAAATGCAGATCGTATTAAAAAAGAAGAAGATGAACTAGAACAATTACTTGCTGAACAAAAAGGCGAGCTAGAACAAGTAGAACAAGAACCACAAGAAGCTGAACCTGCTAATGCTGAAGAAAAAAGTTTTAAAAAACGTTATGGTGATTTACGTAGACATCAACAACAAAAAGAAAAAGAATACGAAGATCGTATTAAAGCATTAGAAAATCAGTTAGAGCAATCTACTAAAAGCGAAATTAAACTACCAAAATCTGATGAAGACATTGAAGCTTGGGCAACTAAGTATCCTGATGTAGCAGCTATTGTTGAAACTATTGCAATTAAAAAAGCAAAAGAACAAGCACAAGGTCTTGAAGATCGTGTAAAAGAAATCGACGAAATGAAAGCTAATGCTGCACGAGAAAAAGCAGAAGCAGAGTTGATGAAGCTACACCCAGACTTTGGTGAGATTCGTGACAGTGATGACTTTCATGAGTGGGCAGAAGAACAACCTAAATGGGTTCAAGATGCTCTATATGAAAACGATGCAGATGCACGTTCTGCTGCACGAGCAATTGATTTGTATAAGTCTGATCGTAACATTGTTACTAAAAAGACTAATCCATCAAAAGATGCTGCACGTTCTGTAGACACACGTAATGAACGTAGCAAACCTAACTCTGATCCGATGAACGGAGCAATCAGAGAATCCGATGTTCAAAAGATGTCGGCTGCTGAGTACGAAAAATATGCTGACGATATTATGGAAGCCATTCGTACTGGCAAATTTATTTACGATTTGTCTGGTTCAGCTAGATAAAAAGTATTGACATATTAGTTATTTATGATATAACTATATATGTATAATAGGCTATTGTACCTCTATACGACTACTACAATAACTATTTATTATTAGCAAACAATATGACTTTACGGATTACCTAATACGTATGGCCCATGTAACACATTTTGTAACTGATCATTACACTTTGTGATCTATATGCACCCATAAACGATTAGCCTCTATACTAAGTAATAAAGTTTTGCATCTGTAATCTAAATGCTAAAGGAGTTTTATCATGGCATTCGGAGTCGCATCAGGCTACACAAACTTACCAAACGGTAATTTCTCGCCTGTAATTTATTCCAAACAGGTGCAACTTGCATTCCGCAAAGCATCTGTCACTGACGCTATCACTAATAATGACTATTTCGGTGAAATCGCTAACATGGGCGATACCGTTAAAATCATTAAAGAACCTGAGATTTCAGTATCTGCATACCTACGTGGTACAACAATCGCACCACAAGATTTAACAGATAACGATTTCTCTTTAGTCGTAGACCAAGCAAACTATTTTGCCTTTAAGGTGGACGATATTGAAGAGGCACACAGCCACGTCAATTTCCAAAGTCTTGCATCTGATCGTGCGGCATATCGTCTAGCTGACCAGTATGACCAAGAAGTTCTTGGTTACCTATCTGGTTATGCACAGTCTGCTCTACATACTAATGCTGATGGTGTTAACACTACAGTAAACGGTACTAAAGCAAACTCAACAGCAGGTTCAGACGAACTTCTAGCAGCTAACAAGTTGGATATGTCAGACTTTGGCAACATCACAACTTCACCATCTGCTAGTACAACAGGTGACTCAATTCCACTTGCTGCTCGTCTACCAGGTGCTACAGCATTGCCAACAGCTTATGCTTCACCTGCTATGGTCTTGTCACGTATGGCACGTATCATGGATGGTCAGAATGTTCCTACAACAGGTCGTTGGGTTGTCATTTCACCTGAGATGATGGAAATCCTACGTGACGAAGATTCACGTCTTCTAAACTCAGACTACGGTGGGTCTGGCCTACAAAACGGTTTGGTTCTTAACAACTTCCACGGTTTCCGTGTACACGTTTCTAACAACCTACCATCAGTCGGTACTGGTCCTGCAACTACAGGTACAACTGCACAAGACGATAACTACGGTGTAATCGTAGCTGGTCATGATTCAGCCGTTGCAACTGCAGAGCAGATCAACAAAACTGAAACATACCGTGACCCAGATTCATTCGCAGACATCGTTCGTGGTATGCACCTATATGGTCGTAAGATTCTACGTCCAGAAGCTCTTGTAACAGCACGTTACAACCTAGCTTAATAACTGTAAACTTTGGGGCTGGCTCAATGCTGGCCCCATTGTACTTTAAAAAGAGGATATACTCATGGCAATTACTACAGCAATGTGTAACAGCTTTAAACAGGAATTACTGCAGGGTGAGCATGATTTAGACAACCACACATTGAAGGTTGCCTTGATTAAGGATACACCCACAGGAACCTACGGTGCTGCTACAACAAACTATTCTGACGTTACAGGTAACTCAGATGAAGCTACAGGTACTAACTACACTGCAGGTGGTCAAGCACTAGATAGCCCTACTGTTAGCCTTTCTGGTGGTGTGGCTTACGTTGACTTTGCAGACGAAGTATTTAGCAACTTAACTATTTCTGCTGATGGTGCTATTATCTACAACAGTAGTGTTAGCAACAAAGCTATTGCAGTCTTTGACTTTGGCGGCACAGTGACATCAACATCTGGTGATTTCACTATTGTGTTCCCAAC